ATGCGCGATAAACACGATTTTGAATGGGCTGAGCAAAGGGCAGCTACCGGTCTGCCCGTAAGTGTAATGCTGTTATCTCTGCTGACGATTGTCGTTTATCTGATCGTCGGCAGTGCCTTCATGGAGAGCCCGAACCGGGTAGCCACGGCTTATGCTCCTCAGCCTGCCGAGGCAATTCCAGTCGCCAAGGAATAGGCGCCCCGACTGTTGAATCCCGGTTGATTCGTCAGAGAAGCCGGGCCACGTTCACCCGTCGCCGGCGCGTGGCTCAGCGGAAGCCGTGTTCTCGCAATACGAAAAAAGCATCGCTCAGGTCTTCCCAAAAGGAAGGCGCTAAGATACTGAAATCACTGATTGCGGACGTGGCGAAACTGGTAGACGCAAGGGACTTAAAATCCCTAAAACCCATTGTTTTTGCATAGTTTTCCTTGCAAACAGCACCCGTTTCAGCGACGGAAAACGACGGAACAAAGCGAGATTTGCAAAACAAACCTCAACGCTTTTTCTTGCCTTCGAACGCCCTGATGACCTTCGCTTCGTTCTCCACATGACGGGTATAGTGAGCGCCCATTCGCTCCGATTTGTCGCCCAGGGCAGCAGCGACATCGCCTGTTTCGGCGCCGGACCTTTTTAGGTCTGCAGCATACGTCGTCCTCAGACCGTGCAGAGTCGTTCCTCCTTCGATATGTCCTGCCTCCTCTATGTCACGCAAATAGTGGCTGACGGAGGTCTGCATCTGTACTTCGGACTCCCATGGCGTCCCGTCAGCGCGCGTGCAGATATTCAGCGCCGGCCGATCGAGCTTGTCGAGATAAGCTTGCAACTCATCGGTCGCCGGTATCCAGACCAGTTCCTTGTTCTTCGCGGTTATAATCCTGAAGCATTTCCCGAACCGGGGATCCGGCTGATAGTCGTTCCAGCGTAATTTGACGATGGTCTGCCCGCGGTAGCCGGCGTGGCGTGCGATCATCATTGGCGTCAGCAGGTGGGGCGGCGCATTTATGGCGACATAATCCCACTCGTTCTCCCGCCATTCACGGTTCGCGTTCGGATCAGCCTTATGGCATTTGTCGATGCCAAGGGCGGGGTTCCCCAGCATTTTCTTCCGCTTCACAGCTTGGGTGAACATCGAAGAGAGCGCGGAAATCATCTTGTCCGCGAAACGCGGCCACTTTTCCTTGGCGCACTTGTCTCTGATGTCATAGAGGTCGGCTTGGGTGATATCGGCTAGGGCGTAATCGAACTCTGGGCGCAGATATTTGAAAGCCTTCGTGTAATCATTCTTCGTGGCCTCTGCGAGCGACTGGTATTTGGGGCATTCATTCTCGTACCATTCGACGAGAGCACCTAGCGTACCATCCGGATAGGATCGTCTCAGGTCGCGGACACGCCGCGAGTTATATTTCGAGATGAAATCAGGCAGCGCCATGCGCTTGTCGAGATCGGCGCGAGAGCCTTCGAAGCCGACAAGGAGCTTTTCCTTCGTGTCCCGGACGTACACGTACCACTTGCCGCGAGCGCGAACGATGTTAAGCCCTTCCAGCTTCACCTTGACCACCATAAAGCCGATCCCCAAACTTGCGCTTCGGCGCGGCATTCTGCTTGTTTGGATCGAGCGTGACTAGCCACTCGTCGAGACGCTGGCGAAGATAGCGCTCGCCGCGTGTGGATTCCGTGAATTGCAGCGGCCTTACTGGGCACACCTTCTTGAAGGTGTCCACGCAGATCCCGCAATATGCCGCGGCGGATTTCAGGTCCATTGCGGCTGGCCAGTAGGGAACGTTCGGCGTCGTCATCCTTCACCTCTCTTCGCCACTTCCTGCTCATCCGCAATCGCTGTCCCAATCGCCAGCAGAATTTCAAGATGGCTCATCGGTCGGGGCGAACCGTCCAGCTTCTCGGCTTTCGCGCGGATGTCCTCAGGGAAGGCATAGTATGCACGCGTGGCGGGCGTGGCGTTGGTCGGGTCGGGGATCATGGCTTCTCCTCGGCGCGCTGGCGGATGGCGGCATCGGCAAGCTCTTGGACTGTGCGATAGAATGCAGATTGCGCTTCCGACATCGCGGCATATTCGGGATCGACATTGAGCCAGTTGCCATGCTCCCGTTCCGCGCGAACGAACTCAACGCAAGTGTTGTAAGCAGCTACGGCATCAACGTAGGCTTTGCGGGCGGCAACGATCGTGTCGAATGCATCGGCTTCGCTCTGTGCCGCGTCCTTATCGGCGGGAGCGTTGTTCTGTCTTTCAGGGTCACTTTTAGGGTCATTTGGGCAGGTTTTTTTCCGGTGTTTCACTGTTCGTTCCACTGCCGTTCTCGTTGACAGTTGGCGTGATCGGGAATTCGCCGCTGCGGGAGGGGTGGAGCGGACGGATCGGACGGCCATGATCGCGCGCGCGATGCTCTTTGACCACGGCTCTCCGCTCTTGAAGTTCTCTTTCACGGTCTCGCTCGCTAGCTTCATCACCCCTTCAGGTAATTCGCTCATTGCTGCATGCGTTTCTTCGCGCGAAGGACGGACGGGCTGAGGACATCGCCGCCCCTGGACCGATAGGTAAGCCAGCCGTTTTCAGCGTTGAATGTGCCGTCGAGGAAAAGCTCGGCACCTTCACTCATGAAGCGCTCGATGTGCTTGGGATTCGCAGCGTGGAAACGATCTGTCCGGCGAGCTCCATGGCCTGCTCACCTGCCTGCCAGCCGACGGCATTGGCTACCTGGGCAATCTTCTCGACTAGTCCCCTCATACCTCGTCCCTCGACCGGAGCGCGCCGACTGACGCCAAGCGCTGGTTGATGATGGCAGTGCACCTTACGATTGCCTCCGCCTCGTCAAAGTCGCAGAACACGCCCCAAAGCGCATTTGCGAGTTCGTGCGGGTCGATCCCCTTCGAGGCCCAGTAATCGCGCTCCGATCCAAGCTTGCCGGAGTGCTGCAGCGCATGTTCTGTCGGCGACAGGGGAAGCGCGAACCGGTCAGGGGCCTTTGACCCTTTACCGCGCCTATATGCTCCGTGCCATTGGTTGGGATAGGAGACATGGGCGGCCTGGACGCCGTAGACGCCAGAGACCGCGCAAGGGAGGTGGTGAATAAATGCCAGATAAGCGGGCTTCTTCGCTGGCTTGCGCGCTGGCGTCGGATCGGGGCGGATGAAATTTGCGATGCGGGATGCCATCAGTGCTTGCCCCCCATACGAGCTTCGAGCTTGTCGAGCCGCTCAAAAAGGATGTCGATCTTGCTTTCCAGCCGCTGGGCGGCCGTCTCTGTCCCGTCGACGCAATGGCATTCTGCGTCGTCGCCANATAGATGGTTCGGTTCCAGCAGCCCGGGACAAGGAACTTTCCGCCAGGCACTTCTGGATCGCGTACCCATTTGCAGCGCGAGATCATGCGGCCACCTTCTCGATCTGGTCGATGTTCTGCTTGATGACCGTGAAGGTGTAGGCGCCAACCCAAGGGTTGGCTTCCCATGAGCCCGGGCCGTTAATGGATTCCCAAAGCCGCTGGTAAGCAACGATTGGCACGGCATAAGCATCGGCGGGCGGCATGAACCGGTCGGGGAAATCCTTCGATCGCTCGATGCCCTCCGCGATCGCATCCGCCTCGCTGATGTCCTGAAGCCGCTCGACGCTAACGTCGGTGACGATCAAGGTGAGGCGAGAGGCCCAGGGCGGCATGAAGATCGACAGCCGCCAAGGATACCCCATCGCGTCAGCGTCTAGATCAGCGCAAGGGTCAGTGGCCGCGTACCGCACCTCGCATTGGCTGTTCTTGGTAGGCTGGTAATCCCCGAAAGAGAGTCCCTGCCATGTCTCGCGAACCCAGAGCTGGTCGCCGACAGCGAAACGAAGCTCCTGTGTCGTGATGCACCTGCCGAGACGAATGCGCGGCAGTCGGTCGCCCTCGATGTGTTCGACGGCAACCTCGCAGAGCGTGCCAGCACCGTCGACCGCGAAGGGCACCGGCTGCGGCCTCAACAGCCGCCGCGTCTGCGTCTTGCGGCCGTCGAGCAGCGCGCGAATTATCGGTCCTGAAAAGAGAATTGGACGGTCGGCCATCACGCGGCTCCCTTCGTGGATTTGGCATATGCTTCGAATGCCTCACGGTCGCCGTTGCAGCAGGTGTACCCCGCGATAGCGGGCCCAATCCGGTGGTAGGACTCCAAGCGGAAGTGCGCAGGGCCAATTTTCATGCCGGGAAAGCGGAAGGCGACGATGACCTGGCCGCGATGCCAGAAGTCCGAGCGGTCGGCTCGCGTGACGTATACGTGGTGACCGCGGAACTCGGATTCGTCGTCGGCGAAGTCAGCATCGGGGAACCTCGCGCGGACGATCGCTTTGAAATCCTCGATCGCCGCCGCCTCTTCCTGCTTGCGCCTCGCCTCTCGCGTCATATACTTCCACTTGCAGCGGGCGCAGCAGTAGACGGTGCCGACGATGCCCTCGACGGGCTGGCGGTGTTCTTCTTCAAGGTCGCTATCGATTTGGATTCCGCAGCCGTGGCATTCGAAGTGCCAGCCGTGGTCGACCGCGACTTTTGCAGGAACACCTTTGCCGGCGAATGCGTCGGCCCAAGGCGCACGGCGGCACTGGATATAGGACAGCTCGCCGTCGCCATACTCGTTCGCTCCGGCTTTGGCGGCTACGATCGCCCTCGGCGCGAAATAGATATCGCCGGTGTATTCGTCCTTCTCGAGTACGGCATATGCCTTGAGAGCCATCATGCCGCCCTCCAGTCATTGGCGCCGTCATGGAAGCCACCACGGATCGTCTCCGAGAGGTGAATGCCGTTCGTGTCGCAGAAGGCGATGGCGTAGGTGATCAGGCTGGCAGCACGGCCAACGGACATGCGCGCCGTGCTTTCGCGAATGTTGACGAACTCGCCTTCGAGGCCGGGTACGATTTCAGGCGATGGAGCGCCAGGATCGTTCTTCGTCGCCACTGTATGGGCGGAAACCAGAAGAACCTTCCACGCCTCAGCATCGCGCCTCTTGCCGGCCCACGTCATATGGGAGTTGGCTATATCGGTGCAGATCGCGTGAAACTTAGCGTTCTGGTCGCCGCTGCGGGTCTTCGGACCAATTGTTACGGCGCTGCCTTCGCCGGCGGCCGCAATGGCTAAGAGCGCGTTTTCTCGCACACGGTCGTTGATGAGGATGAATGTTTGCTTCCTTTGGGCCATGGTCAGCCCGCCATCAACGGGTGTTGCAGGAGTTCGGCGTTGGTGACTGTCGGCGCCGGCTCCTGGGCGTAGCGGCGGACGCGATCAACGATCTCTGCCAATTCCTCATTGAACTGCTTCACGGCCGATGCGAGCGACACGATGTAAGGGCCGTCGCGGTAAGCGCGCTTCACGAAGAGAGGCATCTTCGGCCAATAGACGACGATGTCGATCCACTCACGCTCGGCCACCCAAAGCGCGCCCTGGCATTGCGCCTTGTGCTCCGGAGGGAAGCCGTCGCGCATCAAGCTTTCGATCAGCAGGCGAGGGAGTTTTGACTTGGCCTCGAACATCCCATCGTTGCCTACCAATCCATCAGGGCTCGCGCCTTTATCTCCATTTCGGATAAATCCAGTGCGCTGGATTTCAGCATCGGTGATGAAGGAATACATCTCGCGGGCTTCAGGCTCGTGGATATGGCCGCGCTCCATGTGAGAGTTCGAATAGCTCTCGGTCGGCTCGCCGGTGATGATCTCGCCGGCAAGGTCATAGAGATAGTCTTTGCGCGTCTTGCTTTCTCCGCCGCCACGGCCGGAAGCCATGACGGTATGGAATTTTGACGCTGTCGGAATGCCGGCGCGGGCCTGATACCATTCCGGAGAATTCTGGTCGCAATCGAAGATCTGGATCATCGGCCGGTCCTTTCCTGCTGGCGGCGCTTGAGCATGTCCATGGCCCTGGGGAAGTCGGACGCGGGCATGTCGGACAAGCGCGCGATCTTGCCAATGGCGCAGACGCGAGCTTCATCGGCCTCGGCGGCTTCGATCATTTCCCGAAGCTGCATCAACTGCTCTTCGGAGATGGTCTCTATCTCGGGCTTCGGTGGATTGCCGTCCTTGTCGTCCAGGAAGGCGAGATCGAGTGCACTGGCCTTTAGATACCTCCGGGCATACGTCTGCGTGCTCCCCTTCGCCTGGATCGCGGTCTTGTTGACCTTGCCGCCGGAGCCGGCCGCGTCGAGCGGGAAATCGTCCTCGTAAATCTTCTCGTGTCCGCCGGAATGCCCAAGGGTCAAACGCATGCGGATATGGCCGGCTAGCTCGCAAGGGACCGGGCAAGAGGTGGTGGAGAAGCCGTGCTTTGTCAGGATGGGCGTCACCACGCGCTCGATGTCGGCAAGATCCGCATACTTGGACTTGGTGTGATCGTTTTCGTTGGTGCGGAAGATCGGGCCGATTTCCTTCTGGACCAACGAGAAGGCGGCAAGCCATTCCCGGCGTGCGGCGTCTTCTCGGTCCTCCCGTTCGATCCGGCGAATCTCGGCTCGTTCATCGGCGCGGACCTTCATAATGGCGGCGAATTTATCAGCATCCATCTTATCGTTGCTGGCGAGACGTTCGATAACGCCGAGGAGGCCGTCAGATTGGACCTCGTTATCCTGATAGGGAGCAACCTGCGTGTCGTGCTCGACTGTCGCAATCTGGTTCATGATTACATCCTCACAGTGCAGTGCGGGATCTTCCCTGCGATCAGGGCTTCCGCGATTGCTTCAGGGGTGGCGCGACCGGACATGGTGCGGAGAGCGTCGGCAATGTCGGTCGCGATCTTGGCCCGGTGGGCGGCGTCAGCCTCGCGCTTGGCGCGGGCGTCCTCTTCGGCTTTGCGCTCAAGGGCGATCCGGTCACGCTCAGCCTGGGCAGCTTCTTCGATTTCGCGCTTGTGGCGCTCTTCGTCTTCGGCCTGCTTCCTGGCTGCCGCCTCTTTCGCGTCGGTCTCGGCCTTCGCGGCTGCAGCCTTGCGTTCTTCCTCGGCTTTTGCCGCATCTTCCGCAGCCTGCCGTTCCATCGCCAGCGTCAGGTTGGCGAGAGCGCCTTTCCGGATGGCATGCAGTTCCTCGGCATATTCGCCGAGCTCATCGATCAGGGGCGGGAGCTCCCGCTCGAGCTCATAGATCAGGATCCCGTAGGGCTGCGGCTCGCCGCCAATGAAGCCCTTTTCGACTTCCTCGATGTACTGACGAGCTTTGACGGACCGATCACGCAACCGGGCAGCGGCTTCCTCGGCCTCGCGCCGCTGGCGATCTTCTTCTTCCTTCGCAGCCTTAAGAGCACGCAGCTCTTCCAATTCGCGAGCGTCGGCTTCACGTTTCTCGGCAATGGCGAGGTTTTGGCGTAGAGCGTTGACAGCTCGTTCCTTGGCTAGAGCGGCCTCGTCCTGGTATTCTTGCCAGTCCTCCTCGATCTCGGTCGCTTCGATCTCGGTGAGAACAGCCCTGATCTGATCGGATGGGCAATTGGCATCGGCGCGGCCGGCGTCCAGCGCGGCGAAGCGATCCTTCAGGGCGTCAAGGCGGGCTTCCTCGGCAGCTTCCCAATCATCGACAGGCTTGCGAACACTCGCCTGCAGCGTTTCGAGCCGCTCTTTGATCTTGCCGCGGGTCTCGTCGACCTTCTTCTTGTTGATGCGCCATTCCTCGGTCAGGGCAAACCCCTGCCTGTCGAGAGCGACCTTCGTCTTCGCGATCTTGTGAGCGAGCGACTTGATTTCGTCGCGCCCCTTCTTCGTCGAGACGTCCGGCTTATGCTCGTCGACCTTCTCCTGGATAGCCTCAAAGAGCTTGTTGAATTCAGCCTCGTCCGTAAACGTCGAAACGTTCGGAACGGCAGGCAGTGTGATAATCAGATCGGTGGAAGTGGAGGTCACATCCATTTCAGACGTTCCTTTCGTGGGCGACGACTTCCTGAACCCGGTCGGCATTCCAGAAGCCGGCAGCAAGCACGCCGAGGACGGCAGCCAGGAAGATCAGGGACATGGCGAGGGAGTAGCTGGCGCGGTTGAACTGCTTGATGCCGTCCAGATCGATGTTGCGAGCTGGCGGGAGGGCACAGTGGCCGCATTCGCAGTAGCGACGCGCAGGGTCGCAGGCGTGGGCGACGGGGCGGCTCATGACCGGACCTCCGCTTTGGCGATGGCCCTCTCGATTTTGGCGCGCGCAGGCGCCGGGATCGTCGGCAATCCGTCTTGCCGGCAATCCTCGTCTGCGTCTCTCACCATGATCAGAGCATCAAGAANGGATCGTCGGCAATCCGTCTTGCCGGCAATCCTCGTCTGCGTCTCTCACCATGATCAGAGCATCAAGAAGATCCGGCGCGGCCGAGATCAGGCGGGCGTTGGCGAAATCCTCATCAATCAGCCTCTCGCCTTGCCCGTCGTCGTAATTGCAAGTCTCGATCTTCGCGACGCCGCTGCTCGTCGGAGCGGTGATCCATATGTGCGGCGCCTGTTCGCTCGGGGGCTCGACCGTCCAAGGGCCTGGAGTGTGCTTGCCCATCAGGCGACCCACGCCATAGGGGCATGATCCCGGCGCTCGTCGTAAGCGCGGTCCGGATCAGGCGCGGAGCCTTCCTCAAGAGCGTTCTGGAAGAAGCGCTGCGCGTGGCTGTCGTTCTCGATTAGGGTGGCAATGGCCTCGAAAAGAGCCTTGTTGACGAGGCTCGGGAAGCCCCAGGCGCCGGTGCCCTTGCGGTCCAGCCGCTTGCCGCCGATGAGAACGATCTCATCGACATAGAACTCGCCGTCGCCGTCGTGGACCAGCGTTGCGGTACCGTTGGCCATCAGGCCCTCGTCGCAGAGCTGAAGCTCTTCGAATTCATAGTCTACTGAAAAGCTGATCATCATCGCTTTCATCTCCCGGCGTTGCCGTGTGTTGATGAAACACAACGTACAATATGTACGATCGTGGCGCAAGCGAAAAATGTACGTTTTGTACGGTACGGAGCCGATGGTGAGAATCACGCGCAACAAAAATCCCCGCTCAAGGGCGGGGATCGATGAAAAGGCTTGAGGTAAAGGCGGCTTACTTGATCAGAGCAAACATTGCTGCCGTAGCTGCAATTGCCGCAAAGGACAGGCCGTAAACCGCGATGATAACCGTGATTACCCATCCTTGATCGGGCTTGGCGTCCAGCTTTGAGTCTATGCGCGCCAATTGCCGCTGAATGCTCTCCAGCGTGCTACGAGTATCTGCCGCGATGCCTTCAAGTGCTGTAATACGCGCTTCCAAGTTGTCACCTCCGGCGGATCACCGCCGCCATAGGAGTGTAACGCATCATTGCTGGAAGCGATATAGGGCTTCAAGGCCACTGGTTCAGCCATTCTTTTCGATCCAATCCTCGACAATGGCAGCCGCGAAAAACTTCATGAAGCCGCAGTTGGTGCAAAAGAGCGTATGCACCGGCATGAACCTATTCGTGTTTGCGCCCATCACTATGCCTGCCTGGACAAGCGGATCGCTGCTTTCGTCGTCAGAAGCCTTGCTGAGGGCCCAATGGTTTACCCCGCATTCCGGGCATGGTTTCTCTGGAGCTTTCGCTTTAAGAAATCTGTTGAAGTCCGAAGCGCGGACGCCCTGTTTATCAGCCACTCTATTCCCCGCTCCTCAAGACGTAGTGCACCGTATCAACCTCCTTGCCATCAAAACGAATCTGCTTTGCCGGATTGAATTGTTCAAGAATTAGCTCGTTCTGGGTATGGCGGACGAGTTTTTTGATAAAGGCCAGCCTGGGGCCGTGTTCCTCGCGATGGATCTGCGCGACGACATAATCTCCCTTCACCGGCCGTCGGCGTGGGTTCACGTAAACGGTCTCACCATCCTCGTAGCGCGGCCACATGCTTTCTCCGACTACCTGGACACCGTAGGCTTCAGGTATTCCGCTAAGGCTGGGCGGCGCGAAGATGTCGTCAAGGCGATTACCGTTCAGTTCGAATTCTCCATAATCGCCGCCGACCGCAGCGCCATAAAGGGGTATCTTCGTGCCTTTCTGTATCATACCGCCGGTTACTATCGCATTAGCCGGTTCATGCGGCTGCTTAGGCGCGACGGCATCCACCCCGCCTTCGCCGTAGAGAATCCAGCCTGCCTCTGCCCCAAAAAGTTTAGCATACTTCTCAGCCGCCTTGCGCGAGATGTCGCGGTTCCCGTTTTCGTTGCTGATCAATGTGTTGACGTTGATTTCTCGCGGATGCGCGCGAGCAGCCTCAGTCGGCGTTGCAAACCCGGCAGCCTGTCTTGCTTGCCTCAATCTATCCTTCGGTGTCTCCATTCGTACATTATGCCCGGTTTCCCTCGTGCAATGCGTACGATTTTGGCTTGCTTTCGCGTCGTACATTTTGTACGTTGAGTCCATGAGCAACGCACCGACTTCCATTTCAGATCTGATCAACAAGTGGCCGACGATCGGTGAATTCGCCGACGACGTGGGCTGCGGATACGAGGCGGCACGTCAGATGCGCCTGCGGGAGAGCATTAACCCGAAGCACTGGATCAGCGTCGTGTCTGCCAGCCAGAGACGGAAGATCAAGGGCGTCACTTTTGAGTGGCTGGCCTCCCAGCGAGCTGCACGGGAGAGGGCGTCGGCATGATGCAGGATCGTGATGTTGAGACCGAAAACGGCGGCGAAACCGTCAAGCGCCGGATTGCACCTGATCTTCTCATCCGTCAGCGGCATGAGGTCTCCCGTTCAGTTGATTGGCGCGCCCGTCGGGCAGCGTTTGTCGAGTTCAACCGTATGGCGGAGGGCGGAAGATGACCTCCGATGCCCAGATCAAAGAGCCGGTACCGGCGAACATTGTCACTGACGCGATGAAATCGGCGCTGAAGTGGCTGACCAACCGGAACGCAGATGGCGTCTTCGACAAGAACCAAGTTCTGATCGCCGCTGGCCAGCGAGCCCCGGTGATGCGCTCGACCTGGAGCCGCCTCGAAAAGGCAGGATTGGTCGAAAGGTACATGAACAATCGTCGCATGAAGATCACGGCAGCAGGGCTGGCGATGAACCTTCGTGGCGTCCAAGAATCTGAGGGTTGACCAATGACCGACGCACATGGCGTAGCCCGCGACCAACTCCGCGCTTTCATCGAGCGCCTTGAAGAGGAAAAGAAGGCGATCGCCGAGGACATCAAGGATGTTTACGGCGAGGTGAAATCCATGGGCTTCGATGCCAAGATCCTGCGCAAGGTCATTTCGATCCGCAAGCAGGACGCGGACGAGCGGGCCGAGCAAGAGGCCATCCTCGACACCTATCTGCAAGCCCTTGGCATGATCCAGTTCGACATGTTCGAAGAGCCCGAGGCGGAGACCAGCGCAAAGCTCGTCGCCCAGGTCGATACCGGCTCGCAGACGCAAGCGGGCAGGGCGGCTTTGCTCACCGCAGTAGACATCATGAGCGAGCGCGAAGAGCGCTTCGACGCCGAGACCGGCGAAATCCTCGACGATGCGCCCCGTTCTGACGGCGGCCTGAACATCGTCACCAAGCATACTGAGATCGCCACTGCCTCTCAGGGCGAGACCGAATCCCCCAGCGCTGAGGCGGAAGCTTCCGGCGCCAACGCAGGAGGCGAAGATGTAGACCGCAGCGCGGAGCGCGCAAACATAAACGCCGTCGCAAGCGCGTCTGGCCCGGACGAAAAACGGGCAACCCATTCGCCTGAAGAGGCAACCGAGATGGACCGCGACGTGCTTCGAGGCGACGAGATCGCCCTTGCCGTGCCAGCGGAAAACGCCCGTAAGGCATTCCCGGAAACGGAAGACGGTAGCGTGAGCCATGCTGGGGCCGGTGAAAGCCCGGCAACCACTTCCATTGCCAAGCCGAAATGGCCCCTCCGTCCGAACTGCCGGAATCCGGAAGCTTGCGGCGGCTACGGCGACAAGCATTGCCACGGATGCACCGTCGCCATGCGCGAGAAGGCGGAGGAAGTCGCATGAGCGAGTACCTCCGGACAACCACCTCTGAAGACGCGGCAGCCCAGCGAACAGTTGAAGGCAATGTGAAGCTGCCCCGACTGCAGGTGAGCCGCGCCGCTCCGTCCAATCCAAGTTCAGATCAGAAGAGGGCTGCATGATCATGAATACCTTGCTTGTGTGTGGTGCTTCCATCGGCCTCGCGGTCATCGGCGCGAAGATCTTCAACGCGGCCTGCGACAAAATTGGGCGGCTCATTGCTGAGCGCCGCGACCTGATCGCTGAGAACAAGTTCCTGAAAATGACTGATGACGAATTGGCCACTCTGATCCTGGCGGACGTTCGCGAAAGTCGTTTCTGAACACGAACTAGCCGGTCACCTCCACCGGCTAACGCGGGCCTTCGTCTTTTCCTCCTCCCAAGCCGGGGGCCCGCAAGATTTTCAGCCTTATGCGCTTGTTCGAGAGCCGCAAAACAACGGCGTTCACAAGCTCACCAAGGGGAATTGCCGGTGACGACGAGGGACCGTCACCGGTGACAGAGGCAGGGTGCGGCGCCCAGGCTCTGCGAAAGGGAATGACCTGGGAGGGACCGGCAGCCGTTGCAGCGGCGCCGTCCTCTCCGTCGGAAGTAATGCCTGTACGCATCAGCGTCTCCTTCAACGAGATGAAAGATCGCACAGGAGGCAGACAAGGTGTTGTCGAAGCGTGACAAGAAGTTGTCGAATAAGGACAAGGTAATGAACGACACATTACGCGCCCAGCAACTGTTTTTGGAGGCGTATCCCGAGATCCGCTACGGGAGCGTCAAGGAGCTTTATCGGCAAGCTCACAAGTTCATTTCCAAGCATGTGACGAAAGAACTGACCTTCCGGCGTATCCGCTCGATCAAAGAAGGCAAGGCCCGCCGCATTGATGGCGAAGAATTGGACGCACTGCGACTGGCAGTCATCGAGGAGAGCAAGCGTGAACAATCAGAACTCCGTGCCCGTCTGGCTGCACTGGATGCGAAGCTTGCCCGTGTCGACGAGGCTTTGGCTCGCACGAAGGTGGCGGCGGATAGCCGGCCGTAGGCTTGATTGGGCCGATTACATCGCACCGGAACTGAAGGACGGGGACCAATAATGGCTGAGCACTTGTTGTTTTCGCAGAACCTGACGGCGAAAGAGGTTCACCGGCCTATCGCCGAAACATACCTGGGGCAAGCCCATATTGCTGGGACTGGCCCAGATGGGAAAACCTGCCGCGAGTGCATATTCTGGCACGTCTGGAAGTCCCGGAAGCTGGCGGAGGGTATCAAGAAGATACCGGCAGATCCTGGCTACTTCGGCAAGCGTCACAGGAAAACGCCCTGCGAGCTGAAAAAGGCAAGGTGCAATCGCCCGATATTGAACAAGGCCAATCGGCTCATTCCGCATTCCGCGAAAGCATGCCGATTGTTCGAAGCGGCTGAACACGTCCTTCCAGCGAAGAAGGGCGTCTAAATCGATGCACCCGAGGACTACAGAGAAGATCGCCTTCCTCGATAGCGAGATCGCCGGATTGCGCACGCGAATCGGCAGTGGCGGAAACTCGATCCAGCACGCCAAGCGAAGACTATCAGAAGTCAATCGATGTTGCCGCGCGCCGAGAGCAGGGAGAGGCGGCATGACCTTCCTGGAAGCCTACGCCAAGTTCGGACCCGACACGCTGGCGATCGCCGAGGGCTTGGGCATCAACGAGCATGAGGCCGACCGTCTGATCAATGCGCGATTGAACTGCGGCTACGCAGAGCGCCTTCACGCGCGCCGGATCAAGAAGATCGCCTACGCCGGCAAAGAACCTTTCATGTCGGAGTGGGCGAGATGATTTCTGATCGCATGTCGGCCGCCGAGTTCCGCGCTATTCAGAAGGCAGATCAGCCCGAGCGGCCCTCGAAGTACCGCAACAAGAAGACGACCGTCGACGGCATCAAGTTCNGAAGGCAGATCAGCCCGAGCGGCCCTCGAAGTACCGCAACAAGAAGACGACCGTCGACGGCATCAAGTTCGACAGTAAACGCGAGGCGCAATTCTATTCGTCGCTGAAGCAGTTGGAGCGGGCTGGCCATGTCTACGAGGTCGAGCTTCAGAAGCCGTATGCGCTCACGGTCAATGGGCAGTTGGTCTGCACCTACAAGGCGGATTTCGCCTTCTATGACGCGATCCAGAACCGCAACCGCGTAGTCGACGTCAAGGGCGTTGCGACCAAGGACTTCGCCATCAAGAAGAAGCTCATGCGCGCCGTCTTCGGTATCGACGTCGAGGTGGTGCGATGAGCCGGTGGATTCGCGTCCAGACCTCCATCTTCGACCACGAGGTGTTCGCCGCTGAGCCGTTCAGCGAGCGTGAGGCTTGGTTGTGGCTCATCTCCAAAGCGGCATGGAAAGACACCGTGCACCGCATAGGTGCGTCTGTCATGCCTGTTCCTGCAGGAAGCCTTTTCGTGACTATCCGCGAGATGCAGGCGGCTTGGAAATGGACCTCGACGCGACGCGTTCACCAGTTCCTTGAGCTGCTTTCAAGCCAGAACATGATTGAAACATGCTCTGAAACAGGAAAGACGCTCGTAACTGTCTGTAATTACAGCAAATACCAGAACGCTGAAACACATTCTGAAACACCGGAAAGTGCGGAAGCGAAACAAAAACGAAACACAAAAGACACCAGTACACCAGACACCAATACATCCTCACTCCGTTCGGATGTTTGCCCGGAGCCGGAAAAATCCGCTCCGGGCTCACCGACGGTGATCGAGCTTCCGACCGTCAATGGCGACATGGTTTTGATTTCCTTGGCGGATGTCACCGAGTGGTCCGAGGCTTTCCCTGCCGTGAACGTTCGCCAGCAGTTGGCGGCAATGCGGTCCTGGCTCAATGCCAATCCCAAGAACCGCAAGACCAGTAAGGGCATGAAACGCTTCGTCGTTTCCTGGCTCACTCGTGACCAGGACCGCGGAGGAGGGCGTCAGCATCCGCAGGCCCAAGCGCCGCCACGCCCGCAAAGCCCGTCCATGCAACGCCATCACGACATCCACGCAAGGCTGAAACGAGAACTCTACGGTGAACCAGATGAACAATTTGCCGACCAAACTGTCGACCTTGCAGCAGGAGATTTCCGCTCTCACTGAGCAGCTTGCCCCGGCCGGCGCCGACGAAATCGGCCAGTGCATCGAGGGCCTCATGAGCGGCGGCATGCGGATCTCCGAAACGATCACTGCTGCAAACCCGGTCGAAGAATACCGCCTCTCGCTTCGCAACGTGCCGGTCCATGGGCTGCGCCGTGCCTACGTGAAGCTGAAGCGCGGCGAATACGAGAACATCAACAAGGCTTTCATTCCCCTGCCGGCGGAGCTTGCGGCGATGGCCAATGCGGAATGCCGTCTCATCCGGGAGGACCGGATACGCAAGCAGGAAACGCTTAGAGCTATCGAGGACTCGGTCAGCCGAACGCTGCCCAGCTCTCATGGCCTCATGGACCTGCGCGTTACCCAGCGTGAGCGCGCCATCGAGTTGGCGGAAAAGGGCTTTGTCAGGGTGGCCGAAGGTGTCGACCATCTGGAATTCGCCCACCTCGCCAAGTCGCGGGAACTGCCTGCCGGTTCTCGCCATCTCTGGGCGATCGACGAGGTCTGGTCGCCGGTCGCCGTCCGCATCAACCGGAGCAGGATCCAGACCCTGCTGAACGTCAAGCCACCGCCGGTCTCGCCGGACCGCGCCGCCGAGCTCGCCCGCATGCTGGCGCTCCCCGATGCCAGCCAGGTCTCCGCCGAGCAGATGGCCTATCGCGGCAAGGTGAAGGTTGACATCCAAGCGGCCGAGCCTGTCGATGAGGAGCGCGCGGCATGACCATCCAGCACCGCACTGTCGACATCGAGGCTGCTGCGAAGCTCTGGAGAGATGATCTCTCCGCCTCCCAGATCGCCAAGCGCTTTGGCGTCAGCCGAAACGTTATTGTCGGACTGGCCTTCCGCAACCGAGGTCTCTTCCCGTGGCGCGGTGACGCTGGGAAGAAGTCTCGCGCTCCCGGCCAAGCGAAGACGTCGCGACCTCGCAAGCCGGAACTGAGGCGGGAACCGGAGATACCGGCGACCGCCTACGACGCTGAGCGGCTCCAATCCGCGAAGCTTTTTCACCATCTCTCGGCCGGCGAATGCTGCTGGCCCCTGAACACCGGCGGCCCGTACCTGTTCTGTGCGGCGGAAACGACGGGCCGCTACTGCCGAAACCACCATGCAAGGTCCTTGCCGAAGATATCGAGGGTGAATGAATGACGATGGTAGCGACGAACAGCAACCGACAGACGACGGCCTGGTATGCGGTCAGGGCCGTCCCCGGCTATCAGCGGATGGCGACTATGCTCGAGCCTGCGAACGATGAAACGGAGGAGGAGAAACTGGCTCGCGATCGGCGTAAGGGTGAAAGCATCCTCGAACGCAATCTCCGCAACGGGGGGATCGATGTTTACATGCCGTCATTCTGGGCCATCACTCAGCACCAGCGCACGAACAAAATGCTAGAGCGCCGCTTCCCGCTGTTGGTCGGCTATGCCTTCGTCAACATCAGTCAGAGGGATTTCGAACGCGTTCGGAACATCGACGGCGTCATGTGCTTTCTCCGCCCTTCTGCTGATCGGGGACCCATCGTCTTCCCTGACACTGACGTCGGCAGCCTCATGTTCGCCGATTTCCAGAAACGGCAGCAGTGGGAACGCGAGCGCACAGAGAGGCTGGTCCTGTCTCAAAACCACCGCCGCAATTCTCTCAACAAGCGGCTTGGTCTGATCTTCCCGAAAGGCAGACGAAAGAAAATTCCGCTGCGGATGATGGCAGAAGCCGCAATTGACGATCTATCGCCGGCAAGTCGTCAACAGGTTTTGAAGATTCTCAACGAATTGAAGGCTATGGACAGCGAGATGGAGGCTTGCAGGGCAAGCTCGACGGCTTTATATTCAGTCGCGTGATTTGGGTGTGCAGTCGGACCTTGCCAACCGCAACGGGAATACTCGACGGCCCAGCCGGGAGCCTTCCAACTCCTACCCAATGGGAAAATGCATCCAAATTCAGGGCGGCTTAGACCGCCCTTTTCCAATTCAGATTGCCCGGTAGTGCTGCTGGAATATGCAGATAGACCCCGACCGGGCAAGCGCGACCACCTTGCGACCGCCGTCTATGCGGTAGGGTGGTCGCCTTCAGCGCTCAATCGCCTGTAGCACGAGGCTCGCTCCGGTGATCACGACAGTCACCGCCACTGCGATCGCAGACCACTTCGTCCAATACGCGGTTTTCACAGTCGCGTCTGCTGCGCTGATCTGTGCGGCGGATGCCGCGATCTGGTTATCTGTCGCCTCTTTCGCGAGAAGGAAATGTCGCCTGCGGATTTCGATATCTCGCCAGTACGATGCCTGAGATCCTGGCTGTTCATGAGGGTTGGCGAAAACCTCCTCGTCGGTCTTCTTTGACCAGTTTTCCAATTCATTTTCTCCTGTTTCTAGTTGAGAGCAGGGAACGACGAACGACTCTGAGTCGCAAGAGCGTGCGCCCCTTATTCGACCAATTCACAGGTTTTGTCGGCGTAGAGCAGCCCGGTAGCTCGCCAGCCTCATAAGCTGGAGGTCGCAAGTTCGAATCTTGCCGCCGCAACCAGATCCGCACCCGGCGGTACCGGGCTCAACCAAGGAGAAGGCCGATGACGGCACGCGTACGAGCGAAATTCATGTGCAACGGCAAGGAAGGAACCACCGTGTTCCTTCACACCGTTTACTCCGAAGATATCCAGTCTGAGGACGGGCGCTTTACGAAGGCAACCCCTTGGGGTGAGCTTCGGATGAACGTCGACAACCCAGACGCTGCCATCCAGTTCGAGCCGGGCAAGTCGTATTATCTCGACTTCACGCCGGCCGAGTGATCATACGCCCCGCCGCCGTAACAGGTAGCGGGGCTTTCGCTTTCAGGAGAGCCCCATGCACTACCGCTTTGTGGAAGTGGAAGGCGAAGAAGACGACCTCGATCGTGTCGCCAACGAGCGGCGCGCCAAGGGCTACCAGCTATTCCAGGCCGTCTACAAGACCACCTACAGGTGGGTGCTGATCTTCGAGCGCGAGGCCAAGGCCTCAGCATAAGTCCGCAGCCCTGCTCGCCCTACGCGAGGCGCTCGTCGAGCCTGCTGAGATAACGCGTGTAGTTGTCGATGAGACGAAGATGCATTTGCCTCTGCTCTTCCATGATCTCCTCGTCGCTTCGGGTGTCCGTGACATCCTTTATCACAAAGCGGGATTTCTCGATGAAGTGGATCATCCGCTCCGCATGTTGGATCTCAGCATTGTAGCGTTCGCGCATTATGCGAAGAGTGATTTTATCCATTCAATTCCCCCAAGGTTGAACTATGCCCGTACTGAAGAACGCGCGGCACGAGAAGTTCGCGCAGGCGCTCGCCAAAGGCAAGACAGCAGATGACGCATATGCGGAGGCAGGCTCCAAGCCTGACCGTGGGAACGCTTCGCGCTTACAGCAGAAAGACAACATCAGACAACGCGTCGCCCAGCTTCTCGAATGGGAGCAGACGGTAGAGCGAAAGGCCACCGAGAAGGCCATAGACAAGTTGGCCATCACGAAAGAGCGTGTCCTGGCAGAGCTAGCCAAGATCGGGTTCGCCGACATCCGTAGGGCTATCAAATGGCAAGGCACTTTCCCGGGCCTGCTGCCTCACATTAAATAACTGTAATGGTTGAGAAAGGCCTTCAACCAAGGTGGCGAGCGCGAGTGGCGCATTGTAGAAGGCGATTAGAGGTTAGCGCTCAGCCAGCGCCCGCCGCCACGATCGGTGGCGTTTTTTTCGTCTTCAGGAGCGTCAAGATGAAGTCCCCTTCCCAAATCGCAGACAGCGAGAGCGACCAGCACACCGCTGAGGTCCCGTACCGTGTCCACTTCTATGAGAACTGCAGCCAATCACCAGCGTCGTGGCTGGTGCCGCAAGCAACGCTTGAGATCGAAGAAATCGAAGAGAGAGGGTTCCACGACCGGACGCACTCTCCGCCGATTTTCACGTCGCCCTGCGTGGCAGCCATCGGTAAAGACGGCAAGGCAATCGCCATGATGAACTACTGCGGCGAGACGATCTGGAATATCTTTTGCTCCTACGTGGTTCCCAAGCATCGACGGAAACATATCCACAGCGCTCTATTCGAAGCTCTTCGCGAAAAGGGCCTCCAGCAAGGGAATATCGTTTCAATCAACTGCATGACGCACGTCAACAACCTAGCCGCCCAAGCAGCGTTCGAAGCGCAAGGCAGGACAAAAGAATACATCATGTATACCTATCCGCTGAAGGACAGGAGCGACGCCAAAGAGCCCACGGTTGGGGAGATGAGGATGCCCGAATACCTCGTCGAGCCCTTCGATACCGGCCCAGACGGCCTCAAGGGCATGCAGGCCTTCATCAACGAGAAGACAGCAGAAGGATATGAGCTCCACCAGGCAATCGAGCGCAGCACGTATCAGTGGGTGCTGATCTTCAAGCTCGAGCCCGATCGGGCCTGACAGCCGCGCATGCCAGAATAGGGAGCCGGACCCATGGCCCGGTTCCCCGATGTCTCAACTTGTACCCTCAGGCGAGGGTAGAGGTTGGAACATCACCAGAGCCGTTCGGGTAGCCACCATTTCAGTTTGTCCCGCGTGTATGGGATCACCGTCTGACCACCCTGAGCGCCAAGGCCAAGCGCGTAGGCTTCCGCCTCAGCAAGTGTCGCAAAGGTTCGCGTCCATGCTCTCTCCTCTCCACGCGGAGGGTGATACACGGTGGCTTCGTCAGACCCGATCGGGTGACTGATGAGTATTCTCTCGTAAGCCTCCTCTGGGGTGAGGTCGAGATAGGTCCTGTTGCCGGTCATTAATCCTCCGAAGGATAGTACATGCCCGTTCTGAAAAACGCGCGGCACGAGAAGTTCGCACAGGCACTCGCCAAAGGCAAGACAGCAGATGACGCGTATGCGGAAGCAGGCTTCAAGCCTGACCGTGGGAACGCTTCGCGATTACAGCAGAAAGACAACATCAGACAACGCGTCGCCGAGCTTCTCGAATGGGAGCAGACGGTAGAGCGAAAGGCCACCGAGAAGGCCATAGACAAGCTGGCCATCACGAAAGAGCGTGTCCTGGCAGAGCTAGCCAAGATCGGGTTCGCCGACATCCGCAAGGCGATCAAATGGCAAGGCACGCTGGTGACCGAAGAGGATAACCCGGATGGCGGTGATGTCCTCGTTATCAAGAACGTCGTCACGAACAACGTCCAGCTGATTCCCAGCGACGAGATCGACGACGACACAGCCGCGGCAATTGCCGAGATCAGCCAGAATTCGACGGGCGGCATCAAGATCAAGTTCCACGACAAGAAGGGCGCGCTCGTGGATATCGGGAAGCACCTTGGCATGTTCGTCGAGCGACACGAGCACTCCGGACCTGACGGCGCCCCGATACAGACCGAGACAAGAACATGGCGGGAAGTGCTGCGCAGCGAAAAGAGCTAGACGCCACCACCCATCTCACCAACCCTGCGCTTCACGACTTTTGGGAACAGGTCTTCCTTGGACAGGCAGACATAGCGGTTCTCCACGGCGGGCGATCGAGCTCAAAGACACGAGACACGGCGTGCCAGTTGGTGCGCCTGGTCGACCACGTCGGCGTCAAGATGCGGGTTCTCTGCATCCGTCGCTTCCAGAACCGCATTCAGGATTCGGTCTATACCGAACTGAAATGGGCGATCGCTCATCTAGGTCTGAGCAAAGCCTTCGACGTCCAGAAGACGACGATCATTCATCGCAGGACCGGCGCGGAGTTCATCTTCTACGGCATCGAGCGGAACCTTGAGGACATCAAGGGCACGTCCGACGTCGACATCCTCTGGGTGGAAGAAGCCGAAAAGCTTACCGAGGAGCAATGGACGGTTATAGGGCCGACCATCCGCAAAGAAGACAGCCTGGCGATCCTGCTGTTCAACCCGAAGTTCGTCACCGACTACGTCTGGAAGAACTTCGTCGTCAACGTACCGCCGCACTGCATCGTGCGCAGGATCAACTACACCGAAAACCCGTTCCTGTCGGCCAAGGCGTTGCGCGACATCGCAGCGATGCAGGAACGGAACCCCGAACTATTCGAGCACGTCTATGGCGGCGTGCCTTTGGGCGATAGCGAGCTTTCGATCTTCAAGCGCCGCTGGCTGGATGCCTGCGTTGACGCTCACAAGGTTCTGAAGGTCAGCCTCACCGGCCGCAATATCATCGGCTTCGACCCTGCCGATGACGGCGAGGACAAGAGCGCGACCGCGGATAAGATCGATGGCATCTTCGTTGACGCCGAGGACTGGGCATCTGGGAAGGACGAGCTCGTCCAGAATGCCAAAAAGGTGTGGTCCAAGGCAAAGCATGCAGGCGCCACCGTCTCGTATGACACGATCGGCGTCGGCGCCTTTGTCGGCGGCTACATCGACGAGCAGAACGAGGTGAACGGCTCGAAAGTCGAGCACTACGCCTTCCACGCCGGCGGCGCGGTCATGGACCCGGACAAGCCGAGCGATGCGCTGAACGACAACAGTCCGCTCAACAAGGACGAATACCTGAACCTGAAGGCGCAGTCCTGGGCCAATACAGCCCGCAGGGCGATGCTGACGTTCAACGCAGTGACGAGAGGGCAGGCGATCAAGCCAGAGGACGTACTCTCCTTCTCATCGCAAATGGGCGCGGAGAAGTTGGACGCGCTCTTCACAGAGCTTTGCGTTCCTTGGTGGGTCGAGAGCGAAGGCAAGAAGCGGGTCGTTCCGAAGGCCAAGCTCAAGAAGGACTTGGGCATCAAATCTCACAACCTCGCTGATGCGGTTATCGCAGCGGACAACGTGAATATCGCCGTCGCCCCCGCCGCCGTCATGTTCCTGACCAAGAGGCACCGATGAACACAGTAGTCAGCCTGGCGAACTACGCCCAGCGGCGCCTCAGCGGCATGTTCCCTGCCTTTTTCTCGGGCGGGAACGTGAAGCACGATCACTACAAGGATTTCGGCTACCCGGAGACGTTGAGCTTCACGCAGCTCTATCGGATGTACTGCCGGAACGGTGTGGCAGCCGCCGGCGTCGACAAGACAGTGCTTAAAACGTGGCAGGAGAACCCGTTTCTGCTTGAGAAGGAGCGGGACGGCTCACAGGCTGGCGAAGACGACGAAACGACGCTGGAGAAGGAAATCCGCCAGCGCTTCGACGACCTGCGCCTCTGGGCGCGCCTTGCCGAGGCCGACCGCATGTCGATGGTCGGCGCCTATGCTGGCGTCATCCTTCGCGTTGCTGACAGCAAGCGGTTCGACCAGCCAGTCGACCGCGTCAGTGGCGGCCTCAATGGCCTCGTCGAGGTCATCCCGGCATGGGAAGGGCAGTTGCAGGTTTCGCAGTGGGATACGGACGAGACGTCCGAAACTTACGGCCAGCCGAAGATGTACCAGTTCAACGAATCGGCTGTCGACACCACGATCAAGCAGCCTCGCAACCTGGTCATCCATCCAGACCGCGTCATCATCTGGTCGAAGGATGGCACTCTTCACGGCTCGTCGGCTCTGGAGCCTGGTTACAACTCGCTCATCGACATGGAGAAGGTCCGCGGGGCCGGCGGCGAGGGCTTCTGGAAGAACGCCAAGTCCGCGCCGGTGCTCGAGGTCGATAAGGAAGCCAAGATCGACATGATGGCTAAGGCCATGGGCGTGTCGGTCGAAGACCTTGCCGACAAGATGAACGAGCAGGTGGCGGAATATAACGCCGGCTTCGACCAGCTCCTCATGATCATGGGCATGCAGGCCAAGCAGCTCAACGTCACCTTGCCTTCGCCCGAGCACTTCTATGCCATCGCCCTGCAGGATTTCGCAGCGTCCATGAACATGCCGGTGAAGATCCTTGTCGGGATGCAGACCGGCGAGCGCGCCAGCCAGGAAGACGCTAGCGAGTGGGCGCAGACGAACATGTCGCGTCGGGCCAACCAGACGGTCCCGAACATCATGTCGCTGGTCAATCGTTTGGAGCGGTTCGGCATTCTGCCCGAGAAGGATTGGTCTCTCTATTGGACCGATCTGACCGAAAGCTCGATGTCGGAGAAGATCGACCGCGCGAGCAAGATGGCCGAGACCAACCAGAAAATGGGCACCGGCGTCGTCTTCACCGACGAGGAGATCCGCGCCGTCGTTGGTTACGAGCCGTTATCGGATGCGGACAAGTTCGCAAACGAGCCGACGGACGATGAAACCCGCGATGCTCTCGGCACCAAACCAAAGGACACCGTAGAATGAAGCACGTCCGCGTGAACGTTCGTTCCGTCGCGAATACGAAGGCTGTCCGGAAGGAAAAGCGCAACGGCCGTGACGTCGTCATCGTCCCCAGCGCCACGCTCCCCGACAATATCATCATGAACGGGATCATGTACCCCGCCGACGAGATCGAAAAGAGCTATGTCAGCCTGAACCGGACGCCCGCGCCGCTGGGCCACCCGACCATCAACGGCAAGTTCGTCTCGGCCCGGGACCCCGAGGGGATCAACCTCGGCTACATCGGCGCATGGAACGAGAACGTCCGCCGCGAGAACGGTCGCGTCTTCCTCGACAAGGTTATCGACGTCGAGGTCGCCAACCGGTCGCCAGGCGGCAAGGAAGTCCTCGCCGCGATCGAGAAGGGTGAGCCGGTTCACACCTCCACCGGTCTGATCGCCAACCTTGAGGCCGTGTCCAACGCCTCGGACCATAAGCACATCGCTCGCAACATCCAGTTCGATCACGACGCCATCCTCTTGAACGAGAGCGGCGCGGCCACCCCTGAGCAGGGCGTCGGCATGCTGGTCAACGCCAATGGCGAGCAGGAAGAAATCGAGGTCATCAACTCCTCCCTCACAGAGGAAGCTGACCGCGAGATCGACTGGGCGGGCACCCGCCTCGTCGAGGCTCTCAGACGCCGTGAGAACATCGGCATCTGGGACAAAGTGAAAGCCGCGATCATGGAAGCCGTAGGCTCCGGGCGGGTTCCCTCAACCAATCGAAAGGAAGACGACATGCCTGTCTCTGACGAGCAGTTCAAATCGCTTTCCGATGAGGTCAAGACCCTCTCGGAAAGCATGGCTAAGATCGGTGACACGATCGGCGCCGCCGTCGCCAACGCGGTCAAGCCGCTGGTCGACGCACAGAATGAGATGGTCGCCAACCAGAAGACCAAGGAAGAAGCCGAGAAGGCTGAACTGGTCGTGAAGGTCGTGAAGGCGAACGTCCTGAGCGAATCCGCCGCCAAGGAACTGACGCTGAACGCGCTCAAGGAGCTGGCTTCCAAGGCTGAACCCGGAAAGGCTGCTGCGCTGAATGGCGCCTTCAAGCCCGCCGGCGACAAGCCGTCCTACAAGCTGCCGGAGGGTGAATAATCATGGCCCGCTATAACAAGATCTTCGCCGGCCCGGTAACGGAACGGCTGCCGCAGGTGCAGGAAGCGCTCGCGGCGGCCGCCACCCTCCCGGGCCTCGCCGTCGTCTTCAATGGCAGCGGCCACTTCGCGATCGCCGGCGCTTCCACCGTCGAGAAGGTCTTCATCGCGCAGGATAACTACCTGCAGATGAAGGGTGTCGACGAAGCCTGGGCCTCCGGCGATACCATGATCGGCATGGAAATGCTGGACGAGCAGTTCTTCAACGTCCGCATTCCGACCGGCAACAACATCGCCAAGGGCGCCCGTCTCACGACGAACGCTGCCGGCCGCTTTGTGCCCGTCGCCGCCGGCAATCGCGTCATCGCGATTGCGGAAGAGGCTTACAACAACACCACCGGATCGGATCAGCTTGTTCGCGTGCGCGCGGCCAAGGGCCATCTGGCAGCCGCTTAAGGAGCGATTGAACAATGCGCTACTTCTCCTCCCAGCTAGTCGCCAACTCCCAAATCCATGCGGGTTGGTGGGACGAGGTACAGGCGAACCGCGAATGGTTCCACCAGACGGAAACCGCGCTGGCGACCGTTCAGAACGCGGCCGCCATCCTGCCGCGCGACGCATGGCTCGACCTCGACGGGATCACCCGTCGCGTCATGCGCTCGGACGAAGGTCAGGTCTACATGGCCGACCTGATGCCGCTCGCCAAAGCGGTCAACATCGGCAAGCTCGTCCACCTGAACCGAGTCTCTTCGGATGCCGGCTCGGTGGTCCGCTCGATGTCCGGCCAGGTGCCCGTGCCGATGGATAAGGTCGTCTACGACTACCGCGGCTCTCCGGTCCCGATCTTCTCCACGGCTTACGGCCGTGAATGGCGGGAATGGAACACGCTGCAGTCGGAGAACTTCGACGCACTGTCCGACGATCAGGAGGCACACACCGCCAAGATCCGTCGCGATATGGCGCTGTATGCTCTCGACGGCGACGCCACCATCAAAGTCGGCGGTTATACCGCCTACGGCATCCGCACGTCGCCGCTGGCGAAGGCAATCAACCTCGGCGCTGCTGCCGGCGGTGCGAACATCGACCTGACGTCGCCGGCGACGACCTCGGACGCGATCGACACCTTCTTCAGCCAGACGCTTGGCGCCATGCTCGACGCCCAGCTCATCACCGGCAAGGTCAACGTCTACGTCTCGCCGGAGATCGGCCGCAACTTCGATCGCTCCTATTCCGGATCCTCTGGATTCAAGGGGGGCACGCTGTTGCAGTACCTGCTGACGAACCGGCGCATCAACAAGATCGCCGTGACCTATGAGCTGACGGGTAACCAGTTCTTCGGCTTCGTGCCGTCGTCTGAGTTCATCCGTCCGCTCGTCGGCATGGCCGTCAACACGACGGCGATGACCCGCCAGAACCCGACCGACAACTACCAGTTCTTGGTTATGGGCGCGATGGGCATCGAGATCCGGGCCGACTACAACGGCAAGTCCGGCGTCTTCTACTCCACCGACATCGATTAAGGACCGGCCTCGCCTTCGGGCGGGGCTTTCCCTTTCTGAAACCAAGGAGATACGCCGATGAGCGTACGTGTGAAGATCACGAAGCCTGGCATCTTCGGTGCCAAGGGCGAGGTCGAGGTCGGTACCGAACTGACCCTGAAGGAAGAGCCGAAAGCATGGGCCGGCCGGTACGAGGTCATCTCGTCCAGCGGCAAGGACAAGGAAGCCGTCACCGGGGACGCTGGCGATGCCAAGTCGGCGGCCGATGTGCTCGCCATGGCGAACGACACCAGCGTGCCGTTCATGACCTTCAAGTCGGCAGCAACGAAGCTGCTCGGCGAGAAGACGCCGGCCAGCAAGGCGGAGATTGTTGCCGCCCTCGAAGACCTGGCAACCCAGCCGTAAGGAACGATCATGGCAGGCTATGGTGACGACGGCACGTTTCAGACGTGGCTGACAGAGAACGGCTACACGCTGCCATCTGGCGCGCCGTCGCTTGCCGTGCTGCGCAACCGCGGGAGCCAGTATATCGATGCGGTATACGGTTCCCGTTTCGTCGGCAGCGTTGCAGATGCGTTGCAGGAGCGTTGCTGGCCGCGCGAGGGCGCGATCGTCAGGGGCAAGCTGATCCCGTCCGACGTCGTCCCGACGGCCGTCATTCACGCATCGTTCTATGCTGCCTACCAAGAAGCAACGAAACCCGGCAGCCTTTCGGCGATCGGATCCGGCGCCACCCGCGTGAAGCGGAAGAAGGTGGGACAGCTCGAGGTCGAGTATCAGAGTGCGTCCAGCGAGAGCGAGACCGGCGCCGACCTCACACCCATCATTTCGGTCGTGGACGGCATGTTGGCGCCTTTCCTGCGCGACGAGAGCCTTGTCTGTCTTGGTATCTTCTCGGTTGGTTGCTGATGGCTACGTTCGACTTTGCCGACATGCAAGCGACTGCTCACGAGCTCATTCAGGAGTTCGGGCAGGCTGGTGTCGTCACGCGACTTGAGCCGCCGGACCCGGTCTATGGTGGCGATCCTGTCCCGACGCCTTACCCGGCCACGCTCGTCCCGATGGCCTTTGAGGCTCGCTACATCGACGGCACGGTCATCCAGACCGGCGACATGCAGATTTACATCTCCGCTGTCGGACTGCCGATCGAGCCGACGGTCGGCGACGTCGTTACCGCCAATGGCGCCGATTACACCATCATCAATGGCGACCCGAACAAATACGACGGCATCACGCCGGTCGTCTTCATCGTCCAAGGAAGGATTGCATCATGAAAATCCGCTTCGTGAAGAACTACAAGGGCCGCGGCGTGGGCGATACGGCTGACATGCCGGAGACCGAGGCGCGGGCTCTGATCGGCATCGGCCTGGCCGAGGAAATGCCGGCAGAGAAGCCCGCCTTGAAGGGCGAGAAGGCTGCCGCAGCTAAGTAATGGCATCCCTCCGCCAGCAGCTCGACGCCCTCCTCGAGGAGCTTTCCCCTGCAATGGAGAAGGCCTTCCGAGAGGCGATCGAGGACATCAAATCCGAGATCGTCTTGAAGGAGGTCGTCGAGCGGCTTGAACGCCGAGACGTGGAAGGCGCCATTGCGGCGCTTCACATCGACCCGGCAGCCTTCCGGCCGCTCTCCGAGGCAATCCGGACCGCATTTAACTCCGGTGGCCTCTTGGTCTCCAAGAACATGCCGCGCCTGTCGGACCCCGCTGGCGGCCGTGTCGTCTTCAGGTGGGACGTCCAGAACCAGCGTGCCGAGCAGATCATTCGCGAAGCCTCGTCGACGATGATTACGCACGTCACCGAAGACACGAAGCAGATGGCCCGTGAGCGGATTGAGGCAGGCTATGCCAAGGGGCAGGGGCCGAACACCATTGCGCTCGATATCGCCGGCCGCGTGAACCGGGTCACCGGTCGCCGTGAGGGCGGCTTGCTTGGAATGACGTCGCAGCTTGCCCGCACGGTCGAGAACGCGCGCACGGCGCTCCTCTCGGGCGACGTGGATGGCATGAAGCACTACCTGACGCTGACGCGCCGCGACAAGCGCTTCGATCGGCAGGTGGCCAAGGCCATCCGCGAGGGGAAGCCGCTTCCAGCTGACGCCGTGCAGAAGATCACCGGCCGACTGGCGGACCGCTATGTCCAGCTCCGGGCCCAGACTATCGCTCGGACGGAAACGCAGTCGTCTGTTCACGCTGCGAAGCATGAAGCCTATCAGCAGGGGCTTGATCGCGCGGGCCGCGACGCCAGCATGGTCATCCGTCGGTGGCGTGCGGTCGGCGACGGCCGTGTTCGCCACACGCACCAGGTCCTGAATGCTGAAGAGGTAACCGGCATGGACCTGCCATTTCAGTCGCCCTCGGGCGCTATGATGCGCTTCCCGGGCGATACCAGCCTAGGCGCCGGAGCTGCCGAGATCATTGGTTGCCGCTGCCACGTCGAATATAACTTCGACTTTGCCGAGGAATACGCGAGATCGCGAGGCCGATAATGGCTGAGAACAATCTGAGCTTCGCCGCACAGGTCTCGGAGTGGGTGCATGCGGAGAAGGAGCGCGAGGCGGCCGTCCTGCGCACGGCGGCACAGATGGTCGCGAACAACGTTCGGACATCGGTTGCGGAGGGTGGACGCATCCCGGTCGATACCGGCAACCTGAAGAACTCGCTGATGGCATCGACTTCGACAATGCCGCGCGTTGACGAGGGCGAGAGGGAATATCCGGATCAGAATGGAGAGATCGAGCTCATCATCTCCAACCTCTATGTTGGCGAGACGCTCTATCTCGGATTTCAGGCGGCCTATGGTCCGCGCATGAATTACGGCTTCGTCGGACAGGACAGTCTGGGCCGCGTCTACAATCAGCAGGGATTCGGCTTTGTCGATGCTGAGGCTCAGACCTGGCCGCAGACGGTCAAGGAAGCTGAGGCGAAGGTTCGAGGTCGCTTTGAAGCGGGTTCGAGCCCTCGGACATGATGAGCAGCGCTCGCTGCAGGATGTCTAAGTCGCGGATCGCGGCGGAAAGCACCTGCCGGCCGTTCTCGGTCTCAACCGTCTTATTGAGAAGCAGCGACAGCGCTTCGTGCAAGAGGTCATACACCTCGGTATCGCTGAGTGCTTTGTCGGCCATGGGCCTAGAGGTAACAGATGGCTGATACGGTGGAAATGAAAATCTATCAGGCGCTGGTGCTTCGCGCCCAGGCGTTTGTCCCGCCGGCCGGTGTGACCATCGTCCTGCCCGGGGTGCCTTTCGCGCCGACAGCACAGAGCAAGTTCGTTTCGGTCGAGGTCCACTTCAATCGCGCGATCGAGACCGACCTGTCGCTTGTCATGGACCCGATCCGGCAAGGCTTTGTCCGCACCAACGTCATGTGGCCGAAAGGTTCAGCGATCGTTGACGGGTACAATCTCGCGGGTCAGCTTCGCGAGCACTTCCGCCGCGGCACAAAGCTGTTCCGGACGGACACACAGGTTCGCATCGGCGAGGATCCGGAAATCGGCGTCCTCGTGACAGGGGAAACCCACCACAACATTCCGGTGACCACGCGCTGGCGTTGTTACCCGCAAGTTCCGGCCTGATTGGCCTGCCGTTCCTGCGCCTTCGGCAAGCGCAATCAGACAGAAAGGAATGAGCTATGGCTCAGCTTTACCCGGTCGCCGGTGCGAAAATCTATATCGGCGCGGCCGTCAATGACGTCCCGGATGATGCCGACATCATCGAATCTCTCTTCACCTCGGTCACCTTCACCGAGATCAAGGGTTGGCAGACGATGGGCGCCATCGGCGATGCCGCCGCGCTGATAACCGAATCCATCATCTCCTCGGGTCGCGACCTGAAGGCGAAGGGCACGCGCAACGCGGGCTCGATGCAGAACAACTTCATCATCCTGCCGAACGACGCCGGCCAGATTGCGTTGATCGCGGCCGAGGCGACCGACTACAACTATCCCTTCAAGCTCGCCTTCGACGACGCGCCGCCGGCAAAGACGTCGGCTGTGACAATGACGATCGCGTCTCCCGGTGTCATCTCGTGGGCCGCTCATGGCCTTGCCGCCGGCACCCCCGTCAAGTTCTCGACGACTGGCGCACTGCCGACCGGGCTTACAGCCGGCACCACGTATTATGTCGTCAACCCGTCCACGAACGACTTCCAGGTCGCCGCGACGCCCGGCGGTGCAGCGATCGCCACGACCGGCACTCAGTCCGGCACACATACCGCCACGACCGTACCGACCGGCACCATCAAGTATTTCTACGGGATTGTCATGACAGCCCAGGAGAACGGCGGCGGTGCAAACACCGCTCGTCTGCTGCAGGGCAACGTCGAAATCAACAGCGCCGTTCTGACGGTTGCTCCTGTCGGTGGTGCGTAATGGCTGAAGAGTTTGTCGACCTTTCCAGCCTCGAAGCCCTCGTCCAATCCCAGGAGGAGGGTATCGAGATCGATATTATGAACGAGCAGGCGAAGCCGATCGGCCTCAAGATCCGCGTCGTCGGCCCCGATAGTGACCGGATGCAGAAGGCGGTGCGCGATGTTGCCGCCGAATTCGCAAAGACTGCGGCCGATCGCGAAAGCCTCGGAGAAGCGCGGGAAGATGACAGCGATGCCCGCATGGTCGCCATCCTCGCAAAGGCAACGATGAGCTGGTCACCTAATCCGAAGATCGCGGGCAGTGTTGTGCCCTTCTCGGAGGAGAATGTCCGAAACCTCTACACCAAGTTCCGGATCATCCGTGAGCAGGTAGAGGTTCGCGCGGTTCGCCGCGGCTCTTTTACCAAAGGCTGATCGATCGGCTCTGCAAGCTTATCGTCGATCAGCACGAAGGTAAGAAGCTCGCTATCCCCGCCGCCGGCCAGCAGGTTTGGTGGTGGTTCCGCGAGCTGGACAGCCAGCGCACAGGGAACGGCTACGGGCCCAACGCCCTTGGGTTTCAGGCAATTGGAGAATGGGCGAGGCTTCGCGGCCTCGTCCTCAAGCAGTGGCAGCTCGATGCCATTCTAGCGATGGACCTGAAGCGCCGCGAAATCATGGCGCCGAAGGATGAGCTCGAGGCAGAAAAGCCGAAAGTGTCAGAGCGCCCGCTTACGGCGCGCCTCTTCGACGCGCTTTTCCCCAGCAAGAAGTGATAGCCGATGTCCGAAGCGACTCTTGGTTTCAAGATCGACAGTTCGCCGGCAGTCAAGGGCGCGGCTGACCTCGATCATCTGACGGCAGCCGCTGGCCGCACTCAACAGGCTGTTGGGAAGCTCGAGAACGAGGTCGAGCAGCTCGGCGGCGCGCTTGGGAAGGCGGGGCAGGGCGCTGGGAAGCTAAAGCCACCGATTGACGATCTTGGCCGCTCGTTCGGAGCGCAGGACGAGCATGTGCGCGCCTTCCGGATGGAAGTCGAGCGGCTCACGCTGAAGTATCAGCCCTTGGCGAAAGCCACGCGCGACTACGAGGCGTCGATTGGCGAAATCCAACGAGCCCATAAACTCGGCGCCATCACAGCGCAGGAGATGACGCAGGCTCTCGATCGTGAGCGGCAGGCTTATGAGCGGCTGAAGACGTCGGCGACGGCCGCCGGCGCCGCCGTGAAGGCTGCAAACACGAACCGACCGGGCGGGCAGGGCTTCAACTCGGCCAATGCTGCATTCCAGTTCCAGGACATCGCCGTAACGGCGGCCATGGGCATGAACCCGCTCATGATCGGCCTGCAGCAGGGCACGCAGCTTGCTTCCGTTCTCGGGTCGATGGAGCGGCCGGTCTCTGGTCTCGCCTCGGCCTTCGCGTCGCTCATCAGCCCAGTTTCGCTAGTAACTATCGGTTTGACCGCCGGTACCGCCGCGCTCGTCCAGTACTTCATGACGGCAGAGAGCGGGACCGACAAGACGAGCAAGCTCTTCGAAGAGCAGAACGACCTAATCCGCCGCGCGGCCGCCCTCTGGGGGGACGCTGCGCCGCAGTTGAAGGCCTACGTCGACGAACTCGACCGCGCCGACAAGATCACTCAGGGCCGGGAAGCCGGAGAGATTTTGGCCGGTCGGGAGCTGGAGGGCCTCGGCGAGGAGTTGCAAGGTGTCAACCGGCAGTTCTCCGAGGCGGTTCGCGGCCTCCGCAGCATCGACGCTGATCCCGCATTCATCCGTGATTTCTCGCAAGCCTTCGGTGACCTGCGCGAGCGCCTCGACGAGGGTACCGCATCGATAGCGGACATCAACAACGCTCAGCGCTTCCTTTCTGAAGCGGTGGACCGCTATGGCATCAAGTCTGTTCTCGGTTTCCGGGACGCCTTCGACCTCATTACCAAGTCGATCCGAGACAGCATCCAGGCTTCACGCGAAGCGCGCGCTGCTTGGATTGCGGGCATCGCCGGCGCCGATAACGTTCAGGACATCATCTCCGGATCGTTCTTCACGGAAAACGGCAGGACGATGCGCACCGCGGACTTCATGCCGCGCAATCCCGGTGTTCCGACCAGCCGCCCGAATATCGAACTGAGCGGTGATCCGGACGCCGCGACCATCCTCAACTCCGATGGTCGGCTGACGGGCGTTCCCGTTCCGGGGCAGAAGCCGAATTTCTTCGAGCTCGAAACGCAGAAGGAGAAGGTCGACGACGTCACCAAGGCATACCGGCAAGCAGCCGAGGCAAAGGCGGACTTCTGGCTCGACATCTCTTTTCAGGAGCGTCAGGCGGAACGCAGCGCCATCGATCGGCAGGTAGCCACCACGCTCACCCGCTACGGCTTCAATGAGGACCTGAATTCCCCTGAGGCCAACGCAGTTCGGCAAGGCCTGCGCCGTGATGAAGCGAAGGATGCCTTCAAGGGCTTCTTCGACGGCATTCACCAGGAGGCATGGGCGAACGGCGGCAAGATCGGCGATGCAATCGTCAAGTCGGCTTTGATCGTGGCGCAGAAGGCCAGCGAGAAGGCTTGGAGCGCCATCTTCGATCAACTCGGTACCGCTGCAGCGAGCTGGCTGACGGGCGGTTCCAAGGCGGGTGACGGCGCCGTGTCTGCTGGGTTCAACGCGACCACAACGTTCGGGTCATTTCTTGGCGCAAACGATAACAAGACCTTTGCCGCTCCGGTTGGTGCCGTCACCCGAGGCGCGCTGCCTCCGACAACCGAGATCGCAAGCTATATTGCAAAGGCGGCCGCTGCTCGGGGAATAGATCCCGACATCGCGCTGCGAGTAGCCAAGTCTGAAGGCGGTCTCAATAGTTGGAACCTCCAGTCGAACTACGTCAAGAATGGAGTGCGCGAACCGTCGTTCGGGCCATTCCAGCTCTACAAGGGCGGCGGTCTCGGCAACAAGTTCATGGCCCGGACGGGACTTGATCCGGCCGACGCGTCGGCTGGCCCGGCCGGGATTGATTTCGCACTGGACGAGGCCAGCAAGAGCGGCTGGGGGGCATGGTATGGCGCCAAGAAGGCTGGCATCGGCAACTTCGAGGGCATCGGGACCTCTTCCGGAGGCGACAGTGCGGTTGATGCGGTCACCAAGCTAGGAGAAGCATCCAAGAAAACCGCCACGGGCCTTAATGCGCTCGGGCAGGGTGCCGGTGGCCTCGGTCAGACGCTGGCCAGCATTCCGCAGGCTCTCATGGCCAACGGCGGCGGCTCCGGAATCCTCAGCAGTCTCACCAAGTACGGCATGGGCCTTTTCTCTGGTTCGGCACAGTTCGCAAATGCATGGTCGCTCGGGGGCATTGGCCTCTATGCCAACGGCACCAATAACGCCCCGGGCGGGTTGGCTGTCGTCGGAGAGCGCGGTCCGGAGCTTGTCAACCTGCCGCAGGGATCGGGCGTCATGAGCAATCACAAGCTCATGCAAACCTTGAACGACAACAACAATCAGCGTTCCAACGCTCCGGCGAACCTCAACGTGAACGTGATCGGTGCCAACGGCGATGAGCACGTCCGAGCCCTTGTGCGGCAGGGAGTTGGGCAGGCTCTGTCTCAGTATAACGAGCAGCAGCGGCGTCTTGGGTTCGGGGAAACGCAGAAGCGGTTTGTGGCTCAGAAAGGCTGATCGATGGCAGTTTACATCAACCAGCCGACTGTGCCGATCATGTATCTACGGCCGACCCGCGCGAGTTTCGACAATCCCGGGTCGGCGATCGACGGAGGCGTCAATGGCGTCGGGGAGTCGATCAGCATCGAGACCAGCGGCGGCGGTATCGTCACTGCGGTCTATGAGCGGTGCGTGCTACAGGCCGAAGACACGGAGCGGCACGAGGTCATCAACTGGCTTGGGGCGCGCGGGAACGGTGGATATCGCTTCTTCAACGTGCCAATCATCAATGACGGGATCGGACCGTTTCCCTTCATCAATGGCAAGAAGCGCCCGATCATCAAGGGTATTCCTCATTCAGACGGTTCGTTCTTTTCGGATGGCTCAGGCTACAGCCAGGCGACCGTCTACGGCGAAGTGACAGAAGCGGCGGCGCTCGGCGCCGGCATCCTGAAAATGCGCGTCTACGGGGCCGCACGGCCGCTGCGCTGGTCGGATTGGTTCTCGATCTATCATCCGACCAAGGGATGGCGAGCCTATCGGTACTGGCAGGTCATCTCAAAGACTGATGAGACGAACCCGGTCTACACGCTTGCTATCGCTCCTCCGCTACGGGAGGCGGTGACGGCCGGAACTCGCGTCGAGCTGGCGCGGCCGATGTGCGTCATGAAGTTTCCGCGCGGCTTCACCCTGCCTTGGGATTATGAGGGCTGGTATCACTCGCGGCCGACGCTTCAGTTCACGGAGGCGTTCTGATGGAATTCATCCCATCGAACATCGTCGAGGAGATGCGCGGCAGCCATCAGCTCGGGATCTTCCTCAGGGTCGACACCGATCCTGCTTTGCATCTCTGGTTCGGGATCAACGATATCCCGGCCAATTTCGACAGCATCGACCCGACAGGAACAGTCTATCTCGGCGGCGGCCGTCTAATCGGGGTGCCGACGCTCGAGGTGCTGGTCAACGGTACCGCGGACAGTGTCGAGTTCACCCTCTCAGGTCTCGATCCTACGACCTCGGCGAAGATGCTCGACAGTCTGCCGCCTGTGCGCGGCGCCGCCGTTCAGATGGGGCTGACGACGCTCGATCGGTATTTCCAACCGATGAGCAGCATCATTCCGATCTGGACCGGTAACGCGTCACATACCGGAGAGGTTAGCCCGCCAGTTGAGGAGGGAGATAGCCCGAGCATCACGCTTTCGCTTGCCGTTGTCACCGGGGAGGCGACCAGGTCCCGTGGCGCTCGCTCGGTCTGGTCATCTCCTCATCAGAAGGCGATCTCGCCGACCGACAAGTTCTGCGACGGCGTCAGCCGGCTCGCTAGGGGCGTCCAGCCAGTCTGGCCGAATTTCTAAGGACTGCCATGACCTTGCAAAAATTTCTTGCCCTGCCACACCAGTTCCGGTGGGGCGGGGTTGCTGGCGATGACTGCACGACCTTCTGCGGGACCTGGCTGCGTGAAAGCATCGGTGTCGATCCTGCTGAGGCTTACCGCGGCACCTACAGCACGGCCGAGGGCGCTCACGACATTCTCGCGCGGGCAGGCGGCCTTGTAGCCTTCGCTGCGGACGCACTTGAGCCGCTCGGCTTTGTACACACCGTAGATCTGCAAGACGGTGATGTCGGCGTTGTGCTCGCTCCTGCTGGCATGGTTGGGGTCAAGGAAGTCTGCGCCATCCGGTTCGGCCCTCTCTGGGCTCTGCTGGCGCCGTCCGGTGTCATCGCCAAGAAACTTGATCACGTTGCTGCCTGGCGCGCGCCGGATGGAGATCGAGACGCATGAGTTTCCATCACCGCATGATGCTGCAGCGCTATGGGCTGGGCTGCACGACGTCGCTCTACAGCGAAGTTCTGTTTGATCCGATCTTCACGCCGATCTTCACTGCCGTCCTTGGTACCGGCGGGTTTGCCATCGGCGCCACCACGATCACGTATGCGTCGATCGCGTCGGCGATTGCCACGACTGCCATATCTATCGGCCTACAGGCGCTTCTGGCTCAAGCACCGAAGCCTCCGAAGCCGGAAGATGGCAGGGCGCCGCTCAACCAGGCGATACCCTTCCGCATCTATGCCGTCGGCCGCACCCGCGTTGCCGGAGCCCGCATGATGTGGGAGGCGAAGGGCTCGAACCTCTATTCGGTGCAGGCAATTGCCGGCCATCGGATCAAGTCGTTCAACCGGTTCTACCTGAATGATGATGAGGTGACAGTCGTCGACAATGTCGTCACGCCGCTCACGACTGGCGGCCGGTACGGCGCAGGTTCGGCCAATGTGCGCCTTTACACTCGCCTCGGCGCCACTCCGGAAACGCCGTATGCCGAGCTTGTCTCGGAACTGGGCGCGGATGGCATCTGGACAAACGATCATCGAGGCGACGGTCAGGCTTCGTTGGCAATGCGTGCGCAAAACGCCGATGCGCAGAACCAGCAGACGGCCTTCCCCTACGGCGCTCCGTCGCCGTCGGTGGAGATCGATGGCGCCTATTGCTGGGACTTCCGCGATCCGGCGCAGAGCCCGACCGATCCGAGCACTTGGACGTGGACGCGCAACGCGGCCATCATCTTGGCTTGGCATCTCTGCTTCAATGAATTCGGATTCGGCCTCGATTATCAAAAGGCGCTCCTGCCGGTTATCGATCTCTGGAAAGAGGAAGCCGACATCTGTGACGAGGATGTCCCTCTCGCCGGCGGAGGCACGGAAAAGCGCTACCAGTGCAACGGCTGGGATACGACCGAGAACGGTCCGAAATCCGGTCTGAACGCCATCCTGGCAACATGCGACGGTCACCTTGTTGCCCGCGGCGACGGCGCCCGCATCCTGACTGTTGGCAAGTTCCGCGAAAGCCGGACGGCCACGCTGACCGATGCGGATATCGTCGGCCACAACGTCCAATACGGTGTGCTTTTCGAGGACGAGTGCAACCGGCTCGTCCCGAAGTTCACCTACCCGGCGACCAACTACACGAGCTGCGACACGGGCTTTTTCGAGGACACCGACGCTCAGATCGCCGCCGGCCGCGTCCTCACGATGGAGGGAAGCTACGAGTGGTGCCATCAGTGGCGGCAAGCCCGCCGCCTCGGTAAGCGCGATTGGCTGCGCCAGCGCCAGGAGGTCAAGGGCAGCCTCGACGTCCGGCTTTCCGGCATCAACGCGGTCTATGTGCGATGGGTCCGGTTGGAGACGCCCAAACGCCTGCCGAAGCTGAACGGAAAGTTGGTCGAGAACCGCCGGTCTATCGTGGCCCTCACAAAGGGCGGCTTCACGATGGACTTCATCGAGCATCCCGAGGGGATCGACGACTGGAACCCGGCGACGGAAGAGGGGCAGCAGCCGCCGGTACCGCCGGCGGTGAATGCTTCTAATATTCCTACTCCGGTCATCAACCTCATTCAGGCGAAGGCAAACGGCGGCAGCGTCTATATCCGCGTCGTCATTATCGATCCGGAGGATGGCAGCTTCACGCCGGTCGTTCGCTACAGGGTTGCCGATGCGGATGGCCTCGGGACACCGGGTGCCTGGGTGGAGCAACAGAACCCAAGCGCAGAGCCTTCCGGCGGGTACATTGACCTGTCGACGGGCAATGTTCCGGCAGACAAGGTTCTTGATATTCAAGTGGCCTTCATCGCGTCCAACCGGCGGTATTCCAACTGGTCGGTCACCGAGACCGTCACCTCCACTGCTGATCCGACGCCTCCTGGCGCCGTAGTTTCACCAAGCGCGACGGGCGGCTTAGGTCAGGCAACCTACAACTGGACCGCGCCGAATAGCAGCAATTACGCCGGCGCTAAGGTCTATTGGAACACGGTCGATGACTTCGGCACGGCAAGTTATTTCGGGCCACCCGAATACGGGGCTCCCAGCAGCGCAGACTCGACTGTCCGGTCGTTCGCCGCAGGCACCTATTACGGCTGGATTGTCTCTATCAACCGCTCCGGCGTCGAGGGTTCTCCGATAGCTACCGGCTCCTTCATCGTCTCCTGACGCTCTCTTTCATCTCCTCTTAAGCCCTGGCGCGTCGCCGGGGCGCTTTCGCATGGGAAACATCATGGTCGAACTCGCCGCAAATATCTGGGCTGACGGTCCTTCCTCTGATCCGTACGAGCCGGACAAAGCTCAGATCCGGGAATGGGGCACCTGGATTGAAGGGATAATTACAGCATTCACATCGAACGGCGGCCTGGTCTATTCCAGCAAGGCGGCGATGGAAGCAGATCTTGCGCATGCCGAAAAAACCATGGCTTGGGTCATCGGAGACCCAGTCGCGGCGAACAATGGTGTCTACGGAAAGGTTGGCGCGTCCGGAACGGGTTCGTGGACGCGGCGCAGCGATCTACCATTTTCGTTCATCGTGGCGAACGATGCCGGCGCCGGCACACCTGTCGCAATTCAAGCGACCACCGCCATTCCGATTTCTGGATCTGCGCTGGTTTGGATGGAAGTCGCCGAGACGAACACGGGTAGCCCCGTAACCGTCGCCTTCAACGGCGGCGCTGCGCTGACGATCAAGACGAACAGCGGCAACGATGTCGCCGTGGGCGGCCTGACGGCCGGCATGATCGTTATGGGCATTGTGAGCGGCTCGACGTTCCGGTTGGTGAGCGATCAGGCGAGTTCGGCCGTTCTGGCGGCATGCGAGGCAGCCAGAGATGCGGCGATGTCCGCGGTTCCAAACCAGTTCCCGGCCACGCGTGCTGCACTTAAAGCTATCAACACTGCGACGCACACAGCAGCCTATCTGCGTGAAGCAGGGAGGGAGGGCCAATTCGTCTGGAGAACTGGTGACTTCTCGGCCCTGATCGCCGCAGATCCGCGTGAAGGCATTTACATCAAGGCAGATGCTGTCGCGACGACGGCCGGCGCTTGGGTGAGGCAGGGCTTGTGGGCGGTACAGGGCGGCTATGCTGAATGGTTCGGCGCGGTAGCAGATTACGACGAAACGGATGGCAGTGGCACCGACAACGACGACGCAATCAATGCTGCACTCGCGCTGCTGCCGCGCGTGTTCCTTGCGGGTGGTTACTATCGCACAGCAGATACTGTCGAACTGGGACCATATCGGAGCTTGGTCTACCAATTCGGCGCGCAAAGCATGCCGGTCGGAGACACGGATTATTTCCGGCTCAACACTCGCGCATGCATCGTTCCGCGCAATCTCCCGCGGCGCCATGTAATCAACTCTATGATCACGCAGTGCGAGCTTTCCGGCGGCGTCCTTGCAAACCCGAGTGCAGCCGAGAGCTACACAGCAAGCAGCGCCGGTCGCCTTGCCAATTACCGGATTATGGACTTCACCAACCAGGACGCTTCTGGCGCAACGCGCGCAACGCAGCGCCTGTTGTCGATCGCGGTCAAAGGGTCTCGTGGTGCAAGCGTGGAAGGCGTGAGCATTCGTACAACACGGGCAAACGGCAACTTCGTTTCCGATGCCGCCGACACCGATTTCGGCAATCAGTGCGACATCGGTTTCTTGGGGGAAAATGCATTCTTCGGTAGCCTGAAGAAGTCTGTTATCACGTGGGCGTTCCGAGACGCGGCGGTATTGCTTGTGACAGATGACGTCACAGGGGACGCTCCCGACTATCATCCGCAAACCGACCGCTTCTTCATCAGCGAATGCCTTATCGAAGGTCATTGCGGCTTTGCAGTGCGTGGGCCGGACAGGGTACGTATTTCTGCCGTTACAACGACGACAATTCGTGTGAAGTGGTTCAAGTCGCATCGCTTTGCACAGACGGGCAGCATCTATGCGGACGGAAGCTCCTACACATACTCGTCCCTGACTTACGATGCCGGAACTCAGGAACTCGTGTTCGGTGGGCTCTCGGCTGATCCGGTTGCGGCCGGCGTCGCTGTTGGGGACGAACTCATCCGCACCGAGGACACCCGGACCTTTGGAAGTGGAGGGGTTAGTGTAAATAACAGCTTCATTCGCTCAATTTCGCATCCGTCGCTGAACGCTAGTACCGATGGTTTCTTCACCGACTTCTTCGCAATGTCGGGGAGGGATGTCGAACTGTCGGGCCTTGGAATTCGCGGAATTATCTTCCACAATACTTTCGTACACGGTCGCGAAGATATTTCAGTATGGGTGCAAGACTGTAACGATGTCTACTTTGCGACCGCAGATTACCATGAGGCTAAGTTCCTTGCAGAGGGCGCAGGGAGCAATGTCTCTCGCTTCATTGCGCTCGGCCTTGATGCAAAGCTTGCGCGGGGCATTCCCCAGCCGATTGGAAATGCTGGCGACATTCACCTCATCGGCTGGTCGCAAACCGAAAGTGGGACGGATATGCGTCCTACTTACCGCACGGCGTCCAACTACGGCAGGTTTGGCAGCGGTAGCGGTATCAATGATGGGCTCTTCGAGCCATCCAGATGCTCCAACGATACCGGCTATGCATACGGGAATACAAACTTCGGCGTCGCTCTGGTTCATCGCCTCCCGATCATTCGCGGGACGAACCATGGCTATGTCATGTGTTCCCCGTTCCTTACGCCAGTTCACTCCATTGATAGCTCTTACCGTCAAGCCTGGGGGACGGGTCAATGGTCCGTTACTGCCGACTTGCCGTACGCTTTCAACTTCTATGGCGGCGCCAGTTCCATCGCCAACCTCGCTAACACGGCATCGACCTCAATCGCCGCATGGAGAGTAGAGAATACCGCCGGGAACGCCTGGTACGGCGTCGACACGGACGGCTTCGGCGTTTTGAGAAGCAATGGCGTTTCACGTGTCAAGTTTGGCCCCAACAAGCTGAATCCTGCTACGGATAGCAACATCGATCTAGGGACTGCGGCAACGGGCCGCTACCGCGACCTCTTTCTTCTGAACGCCCCAACGGTCACCTCCGAGGCATTCGATAAGGTCTGGCGTGGAGGCTTCACTGAGGCGGAGTTGCGCGTGGCTCGCAGGCTTTCGTCCCTGATCGGCTTGTTCCAGTGGAAGGACGCCATCGCCGAGAAGGAGCCCAAAGGGAAAGTCGCAAGGCTTCACGCAGGCGTGACTGCACAGAGCGTTGTGTCTGCCTTCGAGGCCGAGGGCCTTGACGCCTTCAAGTATGGCCTCGTTGGTCTGGACACATGGGACGACCAAGCGGCCGTTCTTGACGAGGAAGGGAACGAGGTCCAGCCCTACATCAGGGCCGGAAGCCGCCATAGCCTCAGGCCCGACGAGTTATGGGCGTTCATGGCGGCCGGTTTCGAGGCGAGACTTGCCGCATTGGAGGGTTGA